ATATGCAAAGAACATATATAAAGTGGCCTGCGTCTGGCACAGGTGTAGATATTTCAAGGCGAAAGAGAGGACGGCATGGACGAAATAGAGGACAAAGTACGGCAGCGAATAAAAAAGCTGCAAGCTCTTGCGGAGCGCGGAGTAGGCGGCGAAGCAACGACGGCAAGAAAAAAGATAGAGCAGCTCATGGGTAAGTACGGCATACAGTCTTTGGACGAGCTGGCAGAGGAAAAGGCTGAGTATTTTCTTTTCTCGTACAACGGAGAGCTGGAGAAAATACTGCTGAAACAGTGCATGTATAAGGTCATAGGATACGAGCACGGCGGCAGGGAATACTACCATACAACTGGTTATAGGCAAAAAGTGGGAGTGTACTGCACGAAAGCGCAGCGCATTGAGATTGAGTTAGAGTTTGATTTTCATAAAAATATATTCAGATTAGAGGCAAGAGACTTTCTTATTGCATATATACGCAAACAGGAACTATTCCCAGAGGATGCACCGGTAGAACACGTCAGCACTGATGATTTATCAGAGGAAGACTTAAAAAGTATCATGCTGGCAAACGCCATAAAGAAGAGGCAGCGCGCAGAACTTATAGAGGATAAAGGGGGCAGCCGGACATGAGAAAAGTAAAACCACGTAAGGCAGTCGTATATATTGCCGGCAAGATCACCGGAGACAAGCACTACCTCAAGAAGTTTGCAAAGGTAGAGCGCAGACTGCGTAAGGCGGGGTACGAAGTAATCAACCCTGCAAGGCTCAATGCCAATTACGAGCTGGAATATGAGCAGTACATGCATATCTGCTACGCATGGATTGACATAGCAGACTGCATATACTTTCTGCCGGACTGGCAGGAAAGCAACGGAGCCAGAAGCGAGAACGCATATGCCAAGAGGCGCGGGAAATTTACCATACACGAAAGGCGGCAGGATCATGAAAAAAGCAGGTAACGCAATCACGACTGCTGAAGCCGCCCAGATCATTGACGCAAGCCCACAGTTTGTGCGGGTAGCCATGCAGCAGGGCAAGCTGCCAATAGGCACGGCAATCAAAATGAGCAGCCAGTGGACGTACAACATATCTGCTTCACTGCTGGCAGCATATACAGGCAAGGACGTAATAGCCGAGCTGGCACGCCTCAGAGGCACGGCATGACACCGGAGATTAAGACCGCATACGACAATGCATGGAGCATAGAAAATAAGCCGGACGACGGCAGCAGCCTCACGTATGTAGGCGAGTACGAGGGCAAAGGTTTTGTATTTGATTTTTACATAGACAGCCAGTGCCGGTACTGGTACGCGACAAAGTACCTGCAACCGGACGGCACGTATAAAGATGCCAGAGAATACGGCACAGCGAAAGAGAGGCACAGGACATATGGAAGTAGTAAAAAGCGGTAATTTTAATCTAAAGCAGATCGCAGAGAGCGGCCAGTGCTTTAGATGGCAGCAGCTGGACAAAGAGGGCAACAGGTATCTGATTGTAACAGGCAGACATTACACAGTGGCAACCCAGACGGCTGCCGACGAGATCACACTTACATGCACACCGGAAGAGCTGGCGGCGGTCTGGTGGCCGTACTTTGACCTTGATAACCATGCATATAAGATGCTGACCGGATACGCAGCGCAGGAAGACGACAGACTTATAAGAGAGGCAGCCGCAGAGTTTGGCGGCATAAGGATACTGCGGCAGGATACGTGGGAAATGATTATAAGTTTTATCGTATCCCAGAATAACAACATACCGCGCATTAAGCAGGCCATTGCACTTATGACTGCACTTTACGGTGAGCCTCTGGGCTATGTGCCATGTAAATATTACGACAATGACGAGGCGTATGCCGTGACATTCCCTGCACCGGATCAGCTGGACACTCTGGACAAGGTTGCAGGGCTGGGGCTGGGATACAGAGACAAGTATATTGCAGATATGGCTGCATACATCAGAAGCTACCCAGACTATATACGTTTCAGCAAGACGTTTTCATACGAACTGCTGCATGACACCCTCCTGGAGCACATAGGCATAGGCGATAAAGTGGCAGACTGCATTGCACTGTACGGGTACCATTGCCTTGAGGCATACCCAGTGGACACATGGGTGCGTAAGATTAACCAGCACTTTGGCAGCAGCCACTATATCCAGCATAAATACGGACAGTACGCAGGCATTATGCAGCAGTATCTATACGCCTACGCACGCAAGCATAATTTATACGCTGCACAGCAGCAGAAAGAGGGAAACAATGAGCGAGCAATTTGATTTACTGGTAAAGCAGGTGGACGAGCTGGCAGAGGCCGAGCTTGTCAGCGCAAACCAGAGGTTTGCAGGTTTTGCAAGCGCACACGAGGCATATGCGGTAACACAGGAAGAGCTGGAAGAGGCAATATATGCAACCAACCAGACAGGGGCAAGAGTACAACGCCTGTGGGAGAAAACCAAGCGTAATGCAAACATGGTAGAAAAAGGCATTGAAGTACAGAAAGTATGCGAGTGCGCAGAGAATGCTGCTGCCGAAATGATCCAGCTTGCAGCAATGGCAAAGAAGTGGCGCACTTCCGGCGTTGCTGCATATCCTACTGAGATCAAAGCAGCAGCGACTGAGCAGTATTGCAGCCAAGACGATACAGACACATCAAAGCAGCTGCATCTGTCTGGCAGCAAGACGTATGAAAAACCAGTGCTTGAAGAGACGCAGAACGCTGAAAGCGAGAAGATACTGCGGGGTGCGTGCAATGTATAAGCAGATACCAATTATGCACTGTTCTGATTTTATCGAGGCCGCAACCATAGAGACTGCATGCTTTAAGACTGAGTATGAGGACAACCGGACAGGGGAGAAGCTCAAAGGCAAGTGCTATGTACTGCTTGAGCCTCAGTACGACGAGCCCACAGACGCACTGGAGAAAATCAGACGGCTGTATGCAGTAATGGGGTACAAGATCACGACGGCAGAATTTGACGGATACCGCCAGACAGATGCATCTGCGCTGGGCATATACGAGGCGGGCAAAGAGATAACGCCGCCAGAGCCGCAGCCGGAAGACGAAGAGGGAGACGAGCAGGAAGATGGATACGAGCAGGACGAATGGGTACACTGACCTGCACAGTAAAGCAGGCATATGCGGAGAACTGGCAGCAGCCGAGAACATCACAGAAATATATGGCATACCATTTGACGGCTACAGGCTGGAGCTGCTGACATATCACCGCAACGATAAAGGCAGCACGGACAATATAACAGTGCTGGTACCTGCCGAGGCAATGGACATGGATACAGTACCGGATAGCGGGGTAATTGATGGCGGCACGAAAATGATTGTTATAGGCAAGGCACAGAGCCTGTACGACTTTAAGACTGACACGGTACTTATATTCGTGCTGGCCGAGTATTGCGGCGTTGCACACGAGCAGGTGGAGATACAGGACGCAGTGGAAGTGCTGGGAGAGATCAGCAAGCCTGTAGTTACCAGAGAAACACCCAGCGGCCTGCACATCACAGAGCTTATGCTGCGGGTGCCGTCCATGCTGCACGGTGGATACAGTTATTTGCCTATAGTCTGCTGGCAGGCAGAGGCAGACGAGGCAGCAGGCTGGGATATGGGCGACAAGATCAGCGTGCGCGGACGTATGCAGAGCCGCACTTATATTAAGGTAGTGAGAGGCGAGGCAACAGAGAGGATTGCGCGGGAGATCAGCGCGCGGAAAGTGACGAGGGTAAAACATGTTTATCAAGATTTATAAGAGTAAGGCCAGATTGACAGGGTACTGGGCAGTACCGGTAACAGCAAAGACCAAGAAGCAGCTGAAAGAAAACGTTGCAGCAGTAAAAGTGCTCAATGCAATGGACACTACACTACAGCAGGCAGCAGAACAGGACGACCTGCGCAAGACACTCATACAGTACGGCATTACAGTGGGCTATATTATCGGCCTTGCAAACAGCGACATTATCACAACAGACCAAGCGCGCGAGCTGGGCGCAGCAACACAGTCGAAGTGTAACAGATACATGGAGCCAATAATTGCACACTGCAAGCTGCTGGATAGCAACAGGCTACTGTGCGTTATCAATATGATTGAGGGGGCAGACATATGAGCAGCAAAAGCAAAATGGTGCGCATGGTGATGCACAACAGGGCACAGAGGCTGAGCCAGAACGGTAAGCGCGGGAAGTCAGACAAGATATTTAAGACGCTCATGCAGGGCTATGGAGTGGTAACAGGGAAGACCAGCGAGGCCAAGGCAGGGAGAAAACAGCCAAGCAGCGCAGAGATACTGGAGAAGATAAGAAAATTAGAAGCAGAGCGCAAAAAGGGGTAATAAAAAGCCCCTGCGGCGTGGGGACGCTGCAAGGGTTATGCTGCACATACATAAAATACAAAACTGATAAATACAGTATAAGGTATGTGTAGCAAAAAGTCAAGAAAACTGAGGCTTTCGAGCCTCTTGCGACTTGATAAAAAGTATTACCCAACCGACAGGGGGTAAGAATATTGCCACACATACAAGCAGTGACTATAGCAGGCAGAACGATTGAGGTAGAGAAGTATTACAGTAGCCGGTATCACAAAAAAGGGATAGTAAGAGGGGACAAAGTAAAGCCCACTACTGAGCAGCAGAAAGCATGCAATAAGCGTAAGGCAGAGAAAAAGCTGCGGCGTATACTCAATGCAAACTATGGTACAGGTGACTACCACATAGTGCTTGACTATATCAGACATAAGGGAGAGCCGGACAGAACCAGAGACCAGATGCGGCAGGACATAGCAATATTCTGGCGGGAAATGAGAAAGCAGTATAAGGCAGCAGGCATAGAGCTCAAATATGTGCACGTCATGGAGATAGGCAAAAAGGGGGCAAGGCATCACCACATAGTAGTGCCAAAGATAAGCACAGACATAATACAGCAGTGCTGGTATAAAGCGAATGAGCAGCACAACCGCATTAAGGTATTCCCGCTGGACGATACAGGCAATTACGCAGACCTTGCAGCATATCTTATCAAGTACACAGATAAGACCGTAGGCACAGACACAGAGGATGAGCTACAGGGTAAGCGGTGGAACGGTAGCAAAAATCTGATACACCCAGAGCCGAAAATCGAGATCATAAAAGAAAGCGACTGGATGAAAGCAGAGGCAAGGCCATTAAAAGGCTATTACGTTGTCAAGGACAGCATAAGCAAGGGCATTAACAGCCCAGATTATTACGGATATGGGTATTTCCGCTACACAATGGTGCGGCTGAAATCATAGAAAGGGGGTAAGTATGTGGGCAATCATAACGGCAGCAGTAACACTGATGGCAGCAGGCATATATGGACTGGCAAAGGCCATAGAAAACGTAGCCTCAGAACAGCTGCATTACAGGAATTGAGGCGCTTGCATTTCTGGTTATACGAGAGGCAGGACTGCCACAGCTGCTGCATGGTATGTAAATATTATTTATCGTGCAGGCAGGATATGGAGAGCATAAAAAAGTATGAGAAACGTAAACATTGAAAGCGAGGCAGGTGCGCAGGAAACACTCATAAGCTGGTGCGAGATCAGAGCACAGAGATACCCAGAGCTTCGGTTATTGTATCACATACCTAACGGCGGCAAGCGGGACGCGCGCACAGCTATAGCACTGCGCAGGCAGGGAGTAAAAGCAGGCGTACCAGACCTGCATTTACCAGTGGCAAGGGGCGGCTATCACGGCCTATATATCGAGCTCAAGGTAGGCAAGAACAAGCAGACAGAATTGCAGAGACAATGGCAGCATGATCTGCAAAAGCAAGGATACAAAAGCATAGTGTGCTACGGATGGCAGCAGGCAGCAGAGGCAATTATTGAGTATCTGGAATGCGGAACATTAAAAACAGGATCACAGAGCGCCGGAGCGAGCGCAGCGGCAGAGGTATTAAGACCTGCCACATGAGAGAAAGGACGGCAACAGAATGGAGAAAAGACCAAGGATATTAAGCGTGTGGAACTTAAAGGGCGGCGTAGGCAAGACATACACAGCCACCAACATTGCAGCGGAGTTATCACACAGATACCAGTACCACGTACTGCTCGTGGACAATGACAAGCAGGGCAATCTGAGCAGACGCTTTAATTGCTACAAGCCGGATATGCTGAGCGGCACAGCTCAGATGCTGACGCATGGCGCAGCAGCACCAGAGATAGTGCATACAGGCACAGGCATTGACATAATACCAGCCAATATGTCACTCGTGGGTGCAACATGGCAGACAATAGCAGAGGGCTCAGCAGATAGCGCAGACAGATATTTGAGCCTCAGAAAGCTGGCAGATTATGACTATATCATTATCGACAATCCACCAGATATTGCCATTAACGTTATAGACGCACTTGTAGCAAGCCATTACGTGATTGTGCCGGTCAAGATAGACAGCTGGAGCCTTGAGGGATACGACAACGTTGCTGAGCTTATAGGACAGGCACAGCAGATCAACACAGAGCTTAGACTGCTGGGAACGGTAGCAACTCAGTACCACAGGTCATATGTGAGCGATAACAGCGGCATGAAGTGGCTGCAAGAGCATACCAATGTGCTGGGCACTATCAGATACAGCAGCAAGGCCGTAGAAAACACATTCAGCGAGTGCATAGCTGCCAGTGACTACAGCTCAAGGTCTGCGGTTGCAATAGATTATAAAAAGCTCGTGCCTCAGATCATAGCCGCAATGGACGCGGCAGAAAGGCAGGCACGATAATGGGAGCATTTAACATGATGGACTTGTTAGGGGCAGCAGCGCAGCCACAGAAGAGCACAGAGGGATACAGTGAGGTAATGCTTAGCCCATACGACGTGCAGGAAAGTGCAAGTAACTTTTATTCGCAGGACGGTATAGAGGAACTTGCACACAGCTTTCTGGCAGTAGGGCAGCAGGCACCCACAGTGCTGGCAAAGGTAGGCGATACATACCGCATTGTATCCGGTCACAGACGCAACAAGGCAAACATATGGCTGATTGAGCACGGATACGAGCAGTACAGGCAGGTAAAGTACCTGTACAGGGAAATGACAGAGCCGGTATTTGAGCTATCGCTGCTCATAGGCAATGCATATAACCGTGAGCTGACAGCATACGAAAAGACAGAGCAGGTGCAGCGCCTCAAAGATGCGCTCATAAAGGTACGCGATACGGACGGTGTGCAGATCACAGGCAGACTGCGATACATCATTGCAGACATACTGGGAGAGAGCCCCACGAACGTAGCACGTATGGAACAGATCAACAAAAACGCCACGCCGGAAGTAAAGGACAAGCTGCAAAGCGGACAGATGGGAGTTACGGCAGCATATGAGGCAAGTAAGCTGCCGGAAGAAAAGCAGAAAGAAATTACCGAGGACTTAGACGCAGCTGGAGACAGAGCAAAGGCCATAGCAAAGGACATACAGGAGACGGCCAAGGAAACAGCCCGCCAGGCAAAGGCAGCCATTAAGCAGGCGGCAGCAGATGCAGTACAGGTGGCAGCAGCCGGAGCAGCAACGGCAGCAACAGAAGCAGCTGCGGCAGCAGTCGAGGCAGTAAGCAGCACAGTGTCCGAAGCGGACACCAGAAACAGCGGAAAGTACGAGGAAAACCGCAGCTATGAGTACATGGGCAGGCAGGTATTTGACACGAACACAGGCGAGATAGTCGGCGTTGTGCTGTATGAGAATAAAGGCAGCGGCGCGGTATATGTCATGGTAAGCCTCTGCCCGCCAAGAGTATACGCATATGACGGATGGCAGCATTTGAAACAGGCACCAGACCAGACAGAATACAAGTTTGAAAAATTAGGGCAGATATTTGATGATGGAGAGGGACAGAACGCAGGCTAAAGTAAACAGGGAAATGAAAGCCTTGCGAAAAGCAGGGCACTATATGCAACTGGAAAAGACAGGCGGCCTGCATAATTACGCAACAGACCATAAGCCGTATGAGTGTACGCCGTCTGTATACGGATCGAGGCGAGACCATGAACAGAAGACAGAAAAAGAAGCAATACAAAAAGATGCACGGATACAACCCGCCAAAAGACCAAGAGCAGAGCTTTGAGCAGATATGCAAGAGCATGAGCATAACGCCAGAGCAGGCAGAGCGAATAATGCATATGTACCAGACACTTGCAGATGCAGTATTGCAGGCGGCAGCGGATGCAACAGAGGCAATAGGCAAGGTGTTTATAGGCATAGCAACCGGATTGAGAGAAAGCGAGGGAAACAATGAACATGACAGCAATTATCATTACAGCAATAATCTGCACCACACTGGTGGTACTGTGCGGAAAGAGTGGTAAGAAATGAACCATTGCGAGCTGACAGGCAGACTGACGAGAGAACCAGAAGTAAGATACGGCGGGCAGGATAACCATACTGCCATTGCAAGAATGAGCATTGCAGTACAGGACAATAAGGACACTGATTTTATCAACGTAAAAGCACTGGGTAAGCTGGGCGAATGGACAGAGAAGTACCTGCACAAAAGCATGAAGATTGAGGCAGGCGGTAAGATCAAGACAGGCAGCTACACAAATAAGCAGGGAAATAAGGTGTACTACACAGAAGTGCTGGCAAGTGAGCTGCACTTTGCAGAGACTAAAGCAGAGGCAGCAGCACATGGACAGACAGCAGATACAGACGGCTTTATGGATATACCGGACGGCGAACAGGAAGAGCTGCCGTTTAATTAAAGGGGGCACATAACATGCAGATAAGTGAGGAAGAGCTACAGGCCATGCTGACAAAGGCGGCAGCAGCAGGCGTAAGAGAATACAACAGACAGCTGGATAAAGACCATAAGCGCAGTAAGTACCATGATACCTATATGCTCATGAAGTCATACAGTGACGCTGTATATCACATGGAGCATGCCATATCAGAGGGCAACCAGCTGGAGCTGCCAGACATAACACCGGAAGAGCAGGACACTTATCTGCGCAGTATAAGACGTACACGGTTTAGAACAATGCTGATGCTCAGCCACATTGACAAGGCACTGGACGAAGTAAAGAGACGGCGCACGGCAGTAGGCAGAGAGGTTGAGTATGAAGCGTTTGAGCTTTACTTTGTGCAGCGTGAGACATACGAGCAGATAGCCGAGGAACTGAGCACAGGCAAGAATACACCGAGGCGCTGGGTAACAGGGATACTGAACGAGCTTAACGTGCTGCTATGGGGAATTGACGATAACCAGTACGCTGGTTGAGCCGTGGTAAAAAGATGGGGTTTTAATGGGCAGTATCAAGGGCTATGATGATAGCATAAAAATAGCAGCGAGAGCATAACCCTTGCTGCTATTTTTATATAGCGAGGTGAGCAATGAAGTGGTGGGCAGAATGGTTCTACAAGTCGGACGCATGGAGAGAGACGCGAGCAAAGTATATGCAGTCACAGCAGAACATATGCGAGCGCTGCGGTGATCCTGCAAAGATATGTCACCACAGGGTATGGCTCACGCCAGACAACATACATGATACAAGCGTAAGCCTCAACTATGAGAACCTTGAAGCCTTATGCCAGACGTGCCACAACAAAGAACATCATAGCAATTATGCAGCCGAGGGCTGCACACTCTGCTACCAATACGACGAAGACGGCAACATTATCCCTACGCCCCCGTTAAAAAACGCAAGTGTAGGGAGATAGTAACCGAGGTGGGAGTTCAATTTTATCCTGCAAGGTCATGCGTGTGTGGTGTAGTAGGGGGTGGGGTATAGCAAAAGAGGTGATTATATGGCGACAAGCAAGAACCTTGCAAAAGATGCGCTGATAAGCAAGGAAAAGCGGAGACTTAAAGCGATATTTAAGGACTTAGACGACAACAAAAAGAAACTTGTTACGCCGCTGATTGAAAAGGCCGCATTTATGTCGGTGGAGCTGGACGAACTGCAAATAACCATAGCAAAAAAAGGATTTACCGAGAAATACAAAAACGGTGAGAACCAGTACGGCACCAAGCGCAGCCCAGATGCTGACGTTTACATTGCATTGAGCAAAAACTATGCAGCAATCATTAAACAGCTGACAGACTTAGTACCTGCGGCAAAGCGCAAAAACAGTAAACTTGCCGCGCTGCGTAATGAGTAGCAGTAAGGCCACACCGGCACCGTATGCAAATTATATATATGAGTATTATGCAGGTATTACGAGCGGCCAGATAATCGTAGGCCGGTGGATACTGGCAATTTACAAAATCATCATATCCGGTCTGGAGAAACAGCAATATTTCTTTGACGCGAAGAAAGCAAATAAGGCAATCCAATTTATACAGGGTTTCTGTCACCACAGCCAGACGCGGTGCGACCTCATTACGCTGGAGCTATGGCAGCGGGCAATGGTAAGCGTCATGTTTGGCATAGTTGATAGCGACGGCCTGCGGGTTTTCCGCGAAATATTTATTGTTATCGGACGTAAGAACGGCAAGAGCTTATTTGCGTCTGCAATCATTGCTTACATGGTTTACCTTGATCCAGAATACGGCCAAGAAATCTATTGCCTTGCACCGAAACTGGAGCAGGCAGCAAAGGTATATGATGCATTCTACCAGATGGTACAGGCAGAGCCGGAGCTTTCAGAGCTGGCAAAAAAACGCCGCTCAGACATTTACTATGACGAGACCAACAGCTTTGTAAAGCCTATTGCATTCAACGCAAAGAAGTCGGATGGTTTCAACCCACAGCTTACTGTGTGCGACGAGATAGCCGCATGGTCTGGAGACCAAGGACTAAAACAGTACGAAGTCATGAAATCAGCTTTAGGCGCACGCAGTCAGCCAATGCTGCTGAGCATAAGCACTGCCGGATATATCAACGACGGCATATACGACGAGCTTATGAACCGCGCAACGTCATTCCTAAAGGGCAATAGTAAAGAGCACAGGCTGCTGCCATTTATCTACCAGATTGACGACGCGGAAAAGTGGCAGGATATGAACGAGCTGCGCAAGGCCAACCCCAACATGGGTGTATCTGTACAGGAAAGCTATTTCCGCGAAGAAATGGCAATAGCCGAGCAGAGCGCAAGCAAAAAAGCAGAGTTTCTCTGCAAGTATTGCAACATTAAGCAGAACAGCTCACAGGCATGGCTCGACTATATGCTTGTGGACAAGGCAGGCAGTAAATACAGCATTGAGGACTTTACAGACTGTTATGCAGTCGGCGGCATTGATCTGTCACAGACGACAGACCTTACAGCTGCCAGCGTAGTAATTGAGCGCAGCGGCAAGCTATATGCATTTACTCAGTTCTTTATGCCAGCAAACCAGATTGAGCGGCTACAGGCAAGAGACGGCGTACCATATGACATTTTTGTGCGTAAAGGCTATATCACGCCGAGCGGTGATAACTATGTGGACTACCACGACGTTTTCAACTGGTTTGTAATGCTCAAAGAAAAATACCGCATATATGTACTTGAGGTAGGGTACGACCGGTACAGTGCGCAGTATCTGGTGGACGACATGAAGCAGTACGGTTTTCACATGGACGACGTATGGCAAGGCGAGAACCTCACGCCTGTAGTCAAAGAGTTTGAGGGCATTATAAAAGACGGCAACTTTAAGATAGCCGGAAACAACAACCTGCTGAAAGGCCACATGCTCAACGTCGCAATGAAACAGAATATTGAAACGCGCAGGATACGGCCTGTGAAGATTGAGAGCAGGGCGCACATAGATGGCTTTGTTTCTGTCATTGACGCAATGACAGTGCGGCAGAAATATTACAGTGAAGTAGGCGAAATGCTCAAGAACGCAGCATGAAAGGGGGCGAGCTAAACGAGCTTAAAAGACATAGTATTTAAGGGCACAAAGAAAGATACGCAGCTGGGCAGCTACTTCCGGCTGCTGGATGGATACACGCCGATATTTTCGACGTATCGTGGCGGCGTATACGAAATGGACTTGACGCGCACCGCAGTGAACAGGTTTGCAACATTTGCAAGCAAATTCAAACCGCAGATAAATGGCAGCGCGGCCAAGAGCTTAGAGAGGACGCTGCAATTTAAGCCCAACCCGCTTATGGATACAACGAAATTTATAGCGAGGGTTGCAACCATACTGGAAGTCGAGAACACGGCATTTATCGTGCCGATTGAAGACGACTACGGCAGGCTCTGCGGGTGGTATCCGATATTGCCAAGCCTCACAGAACTGGTGCAATTTGATGGGGTGATGTACCTGCGGTATACATTTGCATCTGGAGATAAAGCAGCCGTAGAGTTTGAGCGCTGCGGTATTCTTACACAGTGCCAGTATCTGTCTGATATATGGGGCGAGAAAAACGACGTATTGCAGCCTACCATGCAGCTGATACAGACCAGCAATGAGAGTATTATAAACGCAGTGAAAAACAGTGCAAATGTGCGGTTTCTTGCAAAGATTACAAACTTTGTAAAGCCGGAAGACATTAAGAAAGAGCGGCAGCGGTTCACCGAGGAAAACTTGAGCGCAAGCAATACGTCCGGCATGATCCTGTACGACAATAAATTTGACAACCTCACGCCGGTAGAGAGCAAGCCATATACGCCGAATGCATTGCAGACACAGCAGATAAATGAAAATGTTTGCACGCACTTTGGCACGAATATGGACATATTGCAGAATAAATACACAGAAGATCAGTTTAACGCATATTACGAGGGCAAGCTGGAGCCTTTCGCATTGCAGCTATCACTTGTCATGACGAATATGACATTTACGCAGCGAGAAATTGCCTGCGGAAATGAAATTGTATTTTCCGCGAACCGCCTACAGTATGCGAGCAACACAACAAAGCTGTCCGTAAGCACCGGAATGTTTGACCGTGGACTGTTCAGCGTCAACGACGTAATGGACGTGTGGAACATGCCGACACGAGAAGATGGAGACAAGCATTTTATACGCAAGGAATACATGGAGATAACACCAGTAGAGGACGCACCAGAAACAGCGGAACCGGATCATACAGAAGAGCCGGAACCGGAACCAACACCGGCAGCAGAACCCGCACCAGATGGAGCAGGCAGCGGGCAGCAGGCCGGACAGACAACACAAGGGGGTGAGGACAATGCCATTTAAGGCACAAGAAAGAGAATACAGAGCACTTGCAGCGCCGCTTGCAGTACCGGTTGAGGGCGCAAGCAAAAGAATTGAAAGCGATTTTTATGTTGAGGGCTATGCCTCGACATTTACCGTACCATATCTGCTATTTGAGGACGTGGACGGTACCAAGTATTACGAATGTGTAGACCGTAATGCACTGGTAGGCTGCGATATGAGCGACGTTATCATGATGTACAACCATGAGGGCAGAGTATATGCCCGCCAGAGCAACGGCAGCCTCATTGTAGAGCCGAACGATAAAGGCATATTTATTGCAGCTGATCTGAGCCGCACAGCACTCGCACAGAGCCTATACGAAGACATTAAGGCAGGCATGCTAACCAAAATGTCATGGGCATTTACGATTGACTACGCAAACGGCGGCGACACATGGGAAGATACAGCAGACGGCGGCGTATTACACCGCATTTGCAAAGTTAAAAAAATGTATGACGTGTCAGCAGTAAACTTACCAGCTGATAACGATACAGATATAAGCGCAAGGTCTTTAATCAAGGGGAGAACCGACTTAAAGCAGCTGGAGCAGCTGGAGAAGCGCAAGGCAATACTGGAACTGAAAACCAAAATACTTACAATGTGAGGTAAAAAGGATGAAAACATTACAGGAAATTGAGGCAAGACTTGCAGAAATCAACGCAGAGCTGAACACCAGAGGCAAAGACCTTACTGCTGAGCAGCTCACAGCATTAGAGACAGAAGTGCAGCAGCTTGAAGAGCAGCGCACAGTACTGAGAGACGCAGAAACACGCAGACAGGGGCTGCTTGAACGTATTGCAAAAGGACAGGGAACTTCCACACCGGCAGTACCGGTTGCACCGGCAGCAAGAACAGCAGCGGCAGCAGCTGAGAATGATGCACACGACACCGTAGAGTATCGCAAGGCATTCATGAATTACGTATGCCGTGGGGTTGAAATCCCTATGGAACTGAGAGCAGCCGAGACAACGACTACAGCAAACGCAGGCGCAGTAGTTCCTACGTCTCTGCTGAATGAGATCATCACAAAGCTGGAAAGCTACGGCAGCCTCTTTACAAAGGTGCGTAAGCTCAATGTGCAGGGTGGCGTATCCATTCCGATTGTAGACCTTAAACCTACAGCACACTGGATTGCAGACGGAGCAGCAAGCGACGACCAGAAAGTAGACGCAGACAAAGCCGTAACATTCAACTACTACGGTCTGGAATGCAAGATTGCACAGTCTATTCTCAGCAATGTTGTATCTTTGCAGGCATTCAACGACTTATTTATCCCGCTGGCAACAGAGGCCATGATGAAAGCCATTGAAATTGCAATCATCAAGGGCACAGGCAGCGGGCAGCCTCTGGGCGTGTCGGTTGATCCTCGTATTATCACAGACCTTGCAGCCAGCAATGTAATTACCCTTACGCCTGCCGAAATGAAGACATGGGCAGGATGGCACACAAAGGTAAAAGCAAAGATCAAGAAAGCGTACCAGAACGGTGAGTTTATCATGGCGCAGGGCACGTATGACGGATACATTGACGGCATGGTAGACACGAACGGCCAGCCTGTAGCACGTACAAACTACGGCATTGACGGCGTGGAGACATACCGCTTTATGGGCAAGCTCGTTGATACAGTCGAGGCTGACGTTATCGCAGACTATGACAGCGCAGCAACTGGGGACGTGATCGCCGTTTACATGAACCCCACTGACTATGTTATCAATACCAACATGGAAATGACGGCAACAAAGTGGACAGACAACGATACAAACAAGATCAAGAATAAGCTGCTCATGATCTGCGACGGCAAGGCAGCTGATGTAAACGGCATGCTTATTATTAAGAAAGGCGCAACAGCATAATATCTGCTGAAAAAGCAGCAACAGAAAGTGAGGTAGTAACATGGCAGCAAAGAAACCAGCAGCAACTACACCGGAAGATATGCAGCCGGAAGTAACAGCACCGGAAACAGAAGCAGTGCAGAAACCGGAAGAGCAGGCAGAGGCAGCAGGCACGGTATCAATCAAAGTCATTGAGGACTACGACAGCATTGTAGACCACAAGACACACAGAGTGGGTGAAACCATTGACAACGTAGCGACTGAGCGCGCCGAGTATCTGGTGAGCAGGAAACTGGTAGAAATTATTTAAGGGTAAGGGGTGGCTACGGCTGCCCCTTATTTTAAGCGAGGCGATAATATGGCGACCATACTTACAGACAAGATGCGCAACGCTGTACGGCTGAGCAGTAAGGCAGATGCACTGACAGAAGAGATTAACGATTGCATTGCAGCATGTGAGAAAGACCTCACAAACGCAGGCATTGCAACCGTAGACGAAACCGACGCGCTCATAGTTAGGGCTGTGACGCTGTACGTAAAGGCTGAGTTTGGGTTTTCGGACAAAGCGGCAGACTTCAAAGCGGCATACAACGCATTAAAACAGTCATTGCTACTATCTGGAGACTACAACACGGCAACAGGCAGCTGATATGCCAGCATGGGCAGACACGATAGACCTTATTGCAGTAACAGCACCAGAGCAGCGTATAAACAGCGACGGTATCCCTAACGCGGCCACAGAAACACCGCGTACTGTATTCTGCGACGCTACAGCAGTAGGCTATAACGAATTTTACAAATCACAGATTGCGGGGTATGAGGGAGTAACCAAGACCACAGTACACAAAGCAGACTATGCAGGCGAGAAGCTCGCGGAGTACAACGGTCAGAGGTACACGATAATCAAAACATACCCAGTAAGTGAGGACTTAATAGAGCTCACAATGAGCGATATTAAGCAAGAAAGCAGTGCTTAAATGGCAAACTTTGAGACAGTTGGACTGGATGAACTGGAGCAGCAGTTTAGGCAGGGAGACGAGGCGGCAGGCAAACTGCTGGAAGAGATCGTAAACGCCCAGACAGATATAGTGCTCAAGGCTCAACAGGACGAAATAGCCAGCATGTTATATGATACTGGCGGTTTTCAGAAGAGCCTCAAGGCAGGAAACATTGTGCACACCGCAACCGAATGCTATAGAGAAATACAGCCGGATGGACGCGCACCACATACGGCAGACTATGGCGGCGGTGGAAATAAGAGAAAAGGCAAAAGCCAAAAGGGTAACGTGCGTTATGCTACTATCGGCTGGATATACGAATATGGTACCAGCAGCATAGCAGCAAGGCCGTGGCTGACTTCCGCAAACGCGAAAGCAGAACCAGAGGCACAGGAAAAAGCACAGGAAATATGGAACGAGAAGAGCGTAGGACAGTAAAAGCGAGGCGATAGAATGAGCCTACAGGACATTATTACAAGCGCAGGCTTTTCTGCACAGCGGCTGGTATACACAGGGAATAAGCCCAAGACGTATGTTACGTGGCAGCAGGTTATAGCGCAGCCTATCATGCATGCAGACGACGGCAGCAGCATTGATGCTGTGACGTACAGGGTAACACTGTTTACCAAGCTGACAGACTATAGCAGCACAGCAGATAAGCTGGTAAATGCGCTCAAAGATGCAGGGTATTACATATGCAGCAGGGACGCAGAGAACTACGAAAGCGATACCGGTTACTATATGATGCCCATAACAATACAGGAATTAAAGGAGTGATATTATGACAATCGGACTGAAAGACCTTTATTACAGCCTTATCACAGAGGCTGACGGCAAAGAGACATACGGCGCGCCTGTAGCACTTGCGGCAGCAATCAGCGCAGACCTTTCTGTAGCAACAGCAACAGGCCAGCTTTTTGCAGACGACGCAGTAAGTGAGGACGTAGCGGAGTTTGTAAGCGCGACACTCAAACTGGGCGTAAAAGACATTGGAAATGATGCAGCCGCTGTACTCTTAGGCCAGAAGCTCGACAAAGACGGTGTACTCTGGGCGAATAAGGACGACGTTGCACCGTATGTGGCAATCGGTTTCAGAGCAAAGAAGAGCGGCAACAACTATAAATATATCTGGATGCGCAAAGGTAAGTTTGCAGTACCCAGCGAAAAATACAACACCAAGGCTGACAAGATCACATTCAACACGTCTGAAATCGACGGTACTTTTATTGCCGACAGCGACGGAAACTGGAAATCTGACTACACAGGTCTGGAGACCACAACAAAAGCAAAGGCATGGTTTACAGCGGTGCCGACATTTGCAACCACAGCAACGGCGTAAGTATCCGAACCGGACACAGCACATACAGAAAGGAGCAGGGCATAGCATGAGGCTATGCCCTATTTTATTTTATGAGCGAAATCAAAAACGGTATTTATGAATTTACAATCTGCGGCAAAAACTTTGGGCTGCTTTTCTCACTCAACGCAATGGATGAAATGCAGGACAAACTGGGCGGCTTTGACATGCTGCCGGAAGTATTCAACCCCAAAAACAAAGAATGGATAAAAGACACAATCTGGCTTTTTACGCTGCTTATCAATAGTGCAGCAGAATTGCAGGACTATCTGAACGGCACGGAGACAAAAAAAGTAACCGAGCACGAAATCGGCATGCTCGTGAATACCGGTAATATCGACGAAGTGAAAAACGCTATATATGCCGCGTTTGCTATCGGCACATATGCGGAGAATGAACATAACGAAACAGAAGACACGGACACTGGAGAGGGTGAAGAAAAAAACTTGACAGGCGGGCAGAACTGATTGACGTAGCCCGCCTACTATATATAGCCACGCAGGTACTGAACTATTCGGAGAAACAGGCATGGTGCAAAACACCGTATCAGATTATTAAGTTTTTCCGCATCTGGAAAGAAATGCATGGCTACAAGACAGCTGAGCAGTCGCCCCAGATGGATGATATAGACATTGCGTTAGGGGGCTTATAAATGGCAGAAAAAGAAGTAAAAACCAGAGTAGGCATAAGCGGCGAGGACGCATACAAAGAGGCATGCAAAAATATCAATAACAACCTCAAGGAAATGCGAAGCGAAATGAAATACGTTACCGCCGAGTATAAAGACAATGCCGACAGCACAGAGGCGCTGCGAGCCAAACAGAACGTGCTCAATAAAGAGTTTGAAGAGCAGAAGAAAAAAGTATCTGAAACAGAAGCTATGCTGAAAAAGTACGACGAGGCAGGCCAAAGCAGCAGCGAGGCAGCACAGAAGCTGCGGACAGCATTAAACTATCAAAAAGCAGAGCTTGCAGGAACATCAAGCGAACTGAATAAAGCAGCAGACGCCTTGCAGAACGCCGACAAGGATACAGGTACGCTCGACAAAGACATGAAAACTTTAGGCAATACCGCAGCAGACAACAGCGGTAAATTTGACGGATTTACAGAAAAGCTGAAAAACATTGCCGGAGTAATCGGAAAGGGAGCCGTAGCAATAGGCACGGCGGCAGCAGGCGCGGCCTCTGGCCTTGCAGCAATGAGCGTATCGGCTGCCGGAACCGCCGACGACTTAGGCACTATGTCGGTCAATACCGGTATAAGTACGGACAACCTGCAAAAGTATAAGTATGCGCTCAACTTTGTTGACGGTGATCTGGATACGCTTACAAAGACCATGAATAAACAGTCTTTGCAAATGGTATCAGCAGCAAATGGCAATAAAAATCTGTCTGCGGAGTATGAAAAGTTGGGCGTATCACTCAAAAACGCAGACGGCAGCTTTAGGAATAGTGAAGACGTATACTGGGACGTTATCGACGGCCTCAAAGGCGTAAAAGACGAAACAGAGCGCAATGCTATGGCAAACGACCTGCTGGGCAAGAGCAGTAAAGACCTGCGCACAGTAATCGAGGCAGGCAGTAAGACATTTAAGAGTTACGGCCAAGAAGCTGAGAACATGGGCATTATCATGAGCAAGCAGAACGTTGAGGCTTTCGGAAAGTTTCAAGATAAGCTCGATACGCTGAGTGCTGCAATGGGTGGCCTCAAGAACGCAGGCGCTGCCATTGCACTTCCATTTCTGGGCGAGCTGGCAGGCAGCGGCATACAGCTGCTGGGACAGTTCACGAAAGGCATACAGGATGCAAACGGCGATATGGGCAAGATGGCAACCGTAATAGGTGACACACTGAGCGGTGCCGTCAAACTGATAGCCGAGAAACTGCCGGAATTTATAAAGATGGGTATTACGGTAGTCAATAGCCTTGTATCCGGCATAACAGAAAACCTGCCAGTAATCATAAACGGCGCTATACAGATCATATCTACACTGGGGCAGGGAATAATGCAGTTGCTGCCTCAATTACTGAGCGCCGCGCTGCAAATTGTCATAACTTTGGCAAACGGACTGGCCGACGCGCTGCCCTCACTCATACCGCAAATTGTCAATATGATGCTATATATTGTGCAGACTTTGCTTGACAATCTGCCGAAATTGATAGATGCCGCGCTACGGATCATACAGGCGCTGGCCGAGGGACTTATTGCTGCACTGCCTGTTCTGGCAGAGCAGCTGCCTCAGATCATCATACAAATTATTACGACGCTGACAACTGAGCTGCCCAAAATAATAGCTTGCAGCGCCGATATTATCACGGCTCTGGTAGACGGACTAATACAGGCGTTGCCTATATTGATAGAGTATCTGCCACAGATCGTTATTGCACTTGTAACTGGCATTGCAGCCTGCATACCGCAGATATTGAAGAGCGGCAAGCAGATCGTAGAGACACTCATTAACGCGCTGAAAGAATTACCGGCATTGCTTGCGGCAACATTACTGCCATGCGTAACAAAGCTGGTGGAATGGGGCGAAAAAATGAAAGAAAACGCCCAGACCAAAATGCTGGCGCTTGTAAACGCAATCATAGAACGTATCAAAGATTTACCCGCAAAGATGTGGGCAATATTCCTGCAATGCGTAACGAAACTGGCAGAATGGGGCAATAACATGAAGACCAAAGCAGAGCAGGGCATGGCTGCCGTAGCAAACGGTATCATAAACGCATTTACATCATTACCGAGCAAGCTGGCAGAGGTGGGAAAAAACCTCGTACAAGGTCTGTGGAACGGCATAAATGATGCAACAGGCTGGATAATCGACAAAATAAAGAGCTTTGGCGACGCAGTGATGAAAGGCTTGAAAGACTTTTTCGGCATCAAGTCGCCAAGTAAAAAAATGCGTGACGAAGTGGGCAAGTTCCTTGCTCAAGGTATAGGTGTAGGGTTTACGGATGAAATGGCGCGTATATCGCAGGATATGCAGGCAGCAATACCGACAGACTTTACGGCAAGCGGCACCATGAATTACACCAGTACCGGTACACCGCAGGGAAATGACGGTACAGGCAGCAGCTCTGGCGTGCATATCACCCAGAACATATACGCAAATGAGACCAGCTACGCAGAGCAGCAGAAACAGGCCGCAAAGCAGTACAGGCTGATAGCAAGGACGGTGTAATATGGCAGACTATGAAATACTGATATACACAAACAGCAGGGGCGAAACACTTGTGTTTAGCCCCCTGTCTACCCTGCATACGAACGTGGCAAACGACGTAACCGGTCTGGGAGACATAAGCAATACAATTTTCACGAGCAGCAGCATGGCGCAGGATGGCGAGACGTACATAGGCCAGAAATTTGACATAAGACCTATCACAATCAAGGGCACAATCAACAGCACCAACAAAGATACCGTGTTGGAGATACGCCGAAAGATGCAGAAAATACTCAATCCGAAGCTATCAGCAACACTGACCTATGTATACAAGACATACACGCGAGTAATTGACGTAAAAGCCGAGGACACGCCGGTATTTGCACGTAAGGCAGTATTTACGACATTCACAATTAAACTTACCTGCTGCTCACCATTCTGGCGCAAGGACGCAGAGAATAAGGACGACATTGCAGCATGGGTTGCAGAGTTTGAGTTTCCGCTGGAGATCGACGCAACAGACGGCGTAGAGTTTGGATACAGAGAGCCCAGCCTTATTGTGGACGTATACAATGAGGGCGACGTAGAGACAGATATGCGCATAGAGTTTAGAGCGACAGGGACATTGACAAACCCGCTGCTGCTCAACGTCAATACAGGCGAGTATGTCCAGATCAACGCAACAATGCAGGCAGGCGACAAGATCACAGTAACGACCAAGTACGGAGAAAAAGGCGCGGTGCTGCTGAGAGGCACGACAGAAACTAACTACTTCCGGTATGTGGACGTGGACAGTACATTTATGCAGCTGGCAATAGGCGACAACGTATTCAGATACAATGCCGCAAGCGGTCTGGACGCGCTGGAAGTCACAATATACCACAGTGACAAGTATCTGGGCGTATAAGGGGGCAGACATGGAGCTTAAAGTTTATAACAGAGAGCTTGTACCTCTGGGGATAATCGACGAAGTGAACAGCCTTATCTGGAGCGGCTCATACTGGCAAGAGGGATCATACGACGACGTAAAGGTGCTGGCACCGCGCACGGACAATAACAATGAGCTGCTGGTAAAGGGCAACATACTGGTAAAGCATGGGGATGATGCAGAATACACCGACGCGGACGGCAATACATGGCGCAGAGGCTGCCAGATCACCTATAAGCACATCACCAGAGACGAGAAAGGCGTAGAACAGATCGAAGTACAGGGCTGCACACTTAAAAAGTGGCTGAGTAAGCGCGTTATAACAACGCAGATCATAACGACGGCCACAGGGCAGAATATCATAAATAAAATCGTAGCCGACAATATGGGCAGCAATGCGGCAGCAGGCAGGCAGTTTACCCAGTTTGAAATGCTGCCGCAGGACACTATAGCAGGCGACCAGATAGAGTACAGCAACGAGGCGTACATTAACTGCGGGCTTGAGATATTTAACCGTGCCGTAGCCTCAAAGCTGGGCTATGACATACTGGTATGCGAGCGCAAGCAGAAATATGGTTTCTGGCTGTACAAAGGCAAAGACCTCACGGCCACGAATACGGCAGGCAATACGCCCTGCATATTTTCGCGCGACTTTGATAATGTCAGCGAGCAGGAATACACCGAAAGCATAGAGAACATGAAAAATGCAATCTATGTACAGGGAACCGCCAAGGACGACACCAGCGCAGCACCACTACAAGAAATTGCCGGATCAGATACCGGTTACGATAGAGACGAGGTATTTTTAAGCGCAGCAGACATAAGCTGGACGGCAACAGACGACACAGGCACAGAGATCACACTTACAGATGCTCAGTATATCGAGCTGCTAAAGACCAAGGGAGCCACAGAGCTGGCAAACTATGGCGAGATAATAAACTTTGTCTCGACCATAAATACGAGCTCAAACCTGCAATATAAAAAGGACTTTCATGTAGGCGACCAGATAACCTGCGTAGAAAAGAACTGGGGCATTAAGATTGATGCACGTATTATCAAGGTTGCGCAGACCTACCAGAGCGGTAAGACAGAGACAGAGGTAACGTTTGGCGAGAGCCTGCCGACATTGATGCAACAAATAAGGAAAGCGAGGTAAGAGGATGGCAGAAAGCTATTTCCCTTTTAACAGCGTATCTGGAGACCGGAAGTATAAAGCCGAGGACTTTGCCGCATACTTTGCACAGTTTCTGGGTAACGGCGTATTTTACGCAAGCTCAGAGGCGTTGAAACTGAAAGAGAGCGCAGACATGACCGTATCTTTACAGGCTGGCGGTGCTTTTATTGCTGGCCGTGGATACATCAACAGCACAGCACTCAGCTTTACACTCGACACCGCAGACGGATCACTGAACCGGATAGACAGGCTTGCGATACGCTGCGACTACAGCACAAGAAAGATATATGCAGTGATCCACAAAGGCACATACTCAGCAAATCCGGTAGCAACAGACCTGCAACGCGACGCTGATGCATACGAGCTGGCTATTGCAGATGTGTACGTGGGTAAAGGTGTACTCAAGATCACGCAGGCAAACATTACAGACCAGAGACTTAACACCACTGTATGCGGTATCGTAACCGGTCTGGTGACACAGGCAGACACAACAGACATTTTCAACGAGTTTGAAAGCTATCTGACACAGTTTAAGGCTACATATGTGACAGATTTTAACCAGTGGGTAGCTGAGCATGAAACAGACTGGACAACATGGAGCAACGACCAGAAAACGAGCTTTTCCGCATGGGTGGACAGCATAAAGAACATACTGGACGACGCGGCAGCAGGAAAGCTGGAGCTTGAAATTGAGGCATTGCAGACGAGGGCAACCAATCTGGAGAGCAGCAAAGCAGAGCAGGTATTAAAAGACGTAAACGACACAACCAAGGGGTACAGCCTGTTTATACAGAGCGGCACGCTTTGGGTAAAGAGAGTGTCATAAAGAAAGCGAGGGAAACATGGAAGTAGGCGAAAGCTACGAAATTGCGAAAGAGGAAACAAGCCAAGAGATACTTGCAACAGTCAAAAAGGTGGGCGGTATCCCACCAGCGAACATGCGCAGCATGAGTGTACAGATAGGTGACGGCTGCCTCAAGATCAAGTTTAAGGAACCGGCAGACACGGTTATTGACAGCCAGCTGCTCTGCACAGTAAAAGGGTGCCGCGTAATCTATAAAGCAGGCAGCGCACCCACAGACGAGACAGACGGCACACTTGCCGTAGACAATACGGAGCTGGGGAAATACGTAGACACGGCGCTTACAATCAGCGGCCTTACAAATGGCACAGCATATTACGTGGGATTTTTCCCATACTCAGACTATGGACTGTATAACCGCAATGCGGCCAACATTACAAGCGGTACGCCGCAGGCATACATACTGTACGGATATAAAAAGGCAAAGGCAGACAGCGGAGCAGCCAGCCGCATTACTTACCTCGAAATGGCGGCAGGCATGACGGCAGCAGGCATGGACTTCACAAACGATAAATTTAGCTTTGGCAGCTGGGAAAATGCATTTTTCATGCCAAAGCCTTACATGGTAAAGACAGCGGGCACGCTTGACTACGAACTGGATCACGACGACCAGACAAAGAAGATTGACGGCAGCACAGCGTCTGACATTTCAAACAGCTCATATGATGGCAATGCAATGTCTGTATTCCCTACAATCTGGCTTTATCAGTATGAAGATACCGACTACGAATACAACTATATCTGCAATATCCAGCTGAACAGCAACTATCATGCATACGCGCACCAGAGAGAAGACGGAACTATTGCAGAGTGGGTTGCAATCGGCATGTTTGATGCATCTGCGGTATCGAGTAAATACAGATCACTTGCAGGGCTCACGCCGACCGTAAGCACCACGGCAGACCAAGAGGTTGCATATGCACATGCAACAGGCGCTGCATACGATTTAGGCACATGGGCACAGTGGAACCTTGTAAATACCCTGCTCACGCTCATAGGTAAAGGCTGCAACAGCCAAGCAATTTACGGATATGGCAACGGCAATACAAGTGCTGCACTGGCAACCGGTACGCTCAAGGCAAAGCCTATGTTTTACGGAAAAGCAGAGGCCAGCAGCACAGGCACAGCTGTAAAGGTGTTCTATCTCGAAAACTGGTGGGGTAATATCTGGCAGAGAATACAGGGACTGCTGAACGTAAACGGCACGATTTACACGAAAATGACGAGACCGTATAACTGGACAGGCAGCGGATACACCAATACCGGCCTCACACCTGCCGGAACCTCTGGCGGTTATATCAGCAAGTGCAAGTGTAATAACAGCTATGGCACAATGCCTTACACTGCATCTGGCAGCGCAACGACATACGAATGCGACGGCTTATGGTTCAACAACTCGCAGGTAGACGTGGCGC